ATAAAAGCTAGAGCTACAAAAAGAGAGGTAGATTCTTTAGGTGGCACTTTTACAGATACTGCTGGAGATTTACAAACCTTTATAGAATTAATTGATAGAGGAAATATAAGCAACAGAGATCTTGACGAATCATTGATTGCTTTAAGAAAAACATATCCAGGGTTAAATATACAAATAGATGAAAACAGAAAATTAACAAAAGAGTCTAGGTTAGAGATAGAGGAAAAAATAAAAAAGCTAAGGCAGTTAGCCAAAGCTCAAGCACTCCAGAAAGAGTTAGAAAAGATTTATGCTGAAGAAATAAGGCTTGAGCTTGACACCGCAGAAGCAATAAAGAATATAAGAGATGAGGCTTCTAGTAATCTTTTGACTGGAGCTACTTTAGCTAGTGCTGCTGTAAGAGATATAAATGCAGAAGAAAAAAAGGGAAAAGAGGCTAGGATTTCTGTTTTAGAGAAGGAAAGAGATGATGAACTTAAAATATTAGAAGAAAGAAAAAATAATATACTTGACATAGCAACAGATATGGGAGCTGCTGCTGGCCTTGTAGGGGGTGAAGATGATCCTTTTGTTGGTGCTATAGAAATGAGAGCAGAATCTCTTAAACAATTCGAGTTAGATTATGAAATGACCACAAAAGAAATAACTAGAAGTGACATTATAAGACTTAGAAGTTCAAGGGAGACTGCTGCTAGTATTTTAGCTGCCACAGCAGAGTTAACGAACGGACTATCCGAACTTTTTGGACAGCAAACAGAAGCTGGTAAAGCTTTTGCTGTTATGACAGCTACATTTGATACTTATGTCGCGGCAAACAGAGTTTTATCTGATCCTTATTTTATAGGCAGACCCTACGAAAGGTTTATTGCTCAAGCAGCAATCGTGGTAACAGGCCTTGCTAACGTTAAAAATATTTTAACCGCAGACAAAAATGGCCCTAAAGATTCCTCAACAAGTGCGGCAGGGGCTGGATCATCTCAAGCCCCAGTCTTCAACGTAGTAGGCCAGTCTAATATAGATCAAATAGGAAGGAGTATCGCTACTGCTAGACAAGAACCCTTGAGGGCTTATGTTGTAGAGAGTGATATAACAAACGCACAACAATTAGAAAACGCTAGGATACAACAAGCCTCTATAGGATAATAAAACAATAGTCAAAATAAACAGTTATAATAGTATGGAGAAAGTAATAGAACTCATTATAGACGAGGAAAACGAATTTAGTGGGATAGAAGCTATCTCGGTAGTAGAAAACCCAGCTATAGAAGAAGACTTCATTGCGCTCAAGAAAGAGCCAGTTATGCTTGCTGAAGTAGACGGTGAAAAGCGTATACTGATGGGAGCAGCTTTGGTCCCCAATAAGAAAATATTAAGAAGGGGAGAAGACGGAGATTACTACATTTATTTCTCTGTAGATACTGTAAGAAAAGCTTCAGAGCTTTTCCTTAAGAGAGGCTATCAATCAAATTCTACACTAGAGCATAATGAAAAGCTTGATGGTATGACCGTGGTAGAAAGCTGGCTGGTAGAGGATGAGAAGAAAGACAAGTCTAGAAAATATGGATTTGATGTACCGGTAGGAACTTGGATGGTTTCTATGAAGGTATATAATGATGATGTCTGGAAAAAGGTTAAAGATGGAGAGGTCCACGGATTCTCTATTGAAGGCTACTTTGCAGATAACGCTGATGAGGGTCCTCAGGACACTTTACCAGAGTCTTTTTGTGATGAATGCGTTGAGGAACTAAATGCAGAATACGAACTGTTAGAGGCCCTCTCAGAACTTTCTGAGGAGGTAGATCTAGAATCTTATGGAGGATATCCAAAGTCTGCTGTCAACAATGCTAAAAGAGGTATAGAACTAAATGAGAAAGTTGGAAATCGTTGTGCTACCCAGGTGGGAAAAGTTAGAGGACAACAAATCGCAAAGGGAAGTACTAAATTTACATTACCTACTCTCAAGAGGATCTACAGTTATTTATCTAGAGCAGAAACATATTACGACTCTGGCAACACAGAAGCTTGCGGAACCATTTCTTATTTACTATGGGGAGGCAAAAGTATGCTAACTTGGGTTACTTCTAAACTCAAGGGATTAAACGCAATAGAAGCTTCTGCAACAATTATAGACGGAAGAGCTGCATACTCTACAATAGAAGAGGCACAAGAAGCAGCTAAAGATATAGGGTGTGAAGGATATCACACCCACGACTACGAAGGCGATACTTGGTATATGCCTTGTGAGAAACACAATATGGCCGAGATTGGACCAAAGGGAGGGGTTAGAAAAAGCCCTAAAGCCCCTAAGTCCGATACACCTAACCCTAGCCCAAAGGGCAAGGGTACAGCCAAAGGTGATGCTTCGGGAAAAACTGGAGCTAAAGTCTCTGCAAAAGACAGAGCAACACTTCAAAAGAAAGCAGATGAATTTAATAAGAAATATAAAGAAAAATTGGGTTATGGTGTCACTGTTGGTATGCTTGCCTCTGTTTTTCAGCGTGGGCTTGGAGCTTTTAACACAAGCCATAGCCCTAATGTTAAGTCAGCTTCTCAGTGGGCTTTTGCACGCACTAATGCCTTTTTATACTTGATTAAAAATGGCAGACCAGAGAATGCAAAGTATACAACAGATTACGATTTATTACCAAAGAAACATCCGAAGTCTAGCAAGTAATGGCCACAACTAAAAATACATCATATAAAGTTCACGTTCATCACACAGATCAGTCTGAGGTAGATAATGTGAATATTGAAAATGGTGCAATGTTGCATACTACTGATGCGCTTTATATGGGCCATAATGGATCTAATGTAGTGGTGTATCCTCAAGGAGGAACCACGCAATTAGGTTGGGCTAGATATGATGACACAGTATATACGTCTTCCAACAAGCTGTCGTTAACTCAAGATACAGAAGTTGTTGTTCCAAATAATGCTGGTAACATTGTTAGAAGCCATTCAAGCATTGCGTTTTATGACTCTTCAACACAGAAGATATTAGGGGTAAATGAAAATGACGTATACATATTTACCCTAGCGTTTAAAGCATCAGCACCAAATGCAAATCAAACTTACTTAGAGTATAACCTGGAGGGATCCGGTCAAATATCAAGAGTATCTGGAACTTTAGCGTTTCCCAAGGGAAACGATGTCGAGCATAAAGAAAGTATGGTGATGCAATATTACACAGATTCCACATTTGTACAAGATGGTGTGCAGTTAAAGATAACGTCAATCGGAAATGGTTCTTCTGTTTGGGATATCATATACTTTATACAAAGAACACAAAACGGTAGTTTAAGCTAATGAGAAGCAAAAGAGGAAGTTATTCAAGTCCAAGAGGCTCTAGAAGAGCCTGCTTATGTAAAGATGGCAGAACATACTCAAGGAAGTGTTGTGATGGTGAATTGATTAACCAAGGGATTGGAAGTATATATGCCCCCTCTTTGGGTTGTCAAAACTTAACCTTAAGTGGGTTTAGTGTGGCAACAGATGGCATAATCACATTACCTACCACAGACATAGGAACTATAACCGCTACAACACCAGCATCTTTTGATGCTGTTGATACTTCTACTGAAAGAACCTTAACAGTTTCTATATTGGTTCCTGGTGGATACAGCAATGCAGAAAAAACAATACAATGTACAACCACAGCCACTCAACCAGCTACGCCTACACTTTCTTGTAGCGATATAACTTTATCTGGTTTTGCAGTGGCTCAGAACGGTACTATTACGCTCCCTACTGCTGATATAGGTACAATATCTAGTACAAGCCCCGCTTCATTTTCAATAGTGGATGTGAATACTGTAAGAACTCTAAATGTAGATATTACAGTTCCTTCTGGGTACTTCAACTCCGGAGCTACGCTTAATTGTACTACAACAGCCACGCAGCCATTAACTCCCACTTTAGCGTGTTCAGACATAACCATAAGTGGATTTGCTGTAGATGAAAACGGAGCAATAACATTGCCCACATTAGACATAGGAACTATCTCTTCGAGCAGTCCCTCATCTTACGCTACCGTATCTGTAGATACGGTTAGGACGCTAAACCTAGATATTACTGTGCCATCGGGATATTTCAACGCAGGCAGCACATTAGCCTGTACAACTACAGCCACTCAACCTCCTTATAATGTTCTTGAATGTAGTGAGGTTACCATCTCAGGATTTAGTGTTTATGCTAGTGGTAATTATGTAACACCAACTGTAGATATAGGAACAATTAGTAGTACATCGCCTTCTAGCTTTAGTACTGTCACCTCAGAGACCAACAGGACTCTGACGGTGAATATAACTGTACCTTCTGGATATACTAATGCTGGAGCAACTTTATCTTGTACGGTTGTAGCAACACAACAACCTGCATTCTATTTCAGTCAAATAACACCAGCGGCTGGAAACTATGTCTCTGTAGAGCCTATAGCAAACACAAGTACGAGTACTTACGCATTTAGTATATATGGCAATGACCCCGAAACGAGCAGGCTTAATGCTGTAGCGTTGTCTAATCAATTAGGAACAGAAATAAGAGGCCAAACAACTACTCCAGGAAGTACCTTTGCTTTTAGAGATACAAGAGTTTCATTCTACAGCCCATCTGATAGCTTAATCGTTAAGTTTGAAACAGATAGTGGGATAAACAACACGTTTAGTTATGTGACTCCGGATACTTTAGGAACAGTTCCTGCAAGTCCTTATGGTGGTAATGCGTCAAGCTGGACAAGTTACGAAATGGTATTTAGCGCAGTTACTAGCGTATCGGGTAGCGCAGTAAATAATGCTGCTCACGAAGAAATAATAAGCAACGGGAACGACCAAGGTTATTATTGGGTTATAGAGGACTTAAGCTAAAAATACAACAAGCGTATTTAAATTTGGTAATATTAATATATTTTAAACTATGAAAGCGACAGAAATTGTAGAAAAACTGAAAGAGGTTCTTCTCGGTTCTCAAGAGATTGAAGACCAGGAAGTGGCCCAAGAAGAGCTTTCCGCTGCTGAAGAAGTGGTAGAGAAGGTAGACGAAACCCCAGAAGGGGAGGAAGTTGTGTTATCTGAAGGTGATCAACTAGAAGAAGAACAAGCTGTAGAAGCTGAGGAAGAAGCCACAGAAGCTTCTTACGTTACTAAAGAAGAATTTGCTGAACTAAAAGCTATGGTCGAAAGCCTAGTAGACGAAGTAAAAGCTAGTTCTGAAAAGTATAACAGTGAGGTTCCTAAAGAGGAATTAGCCGCTGTAGAGAATGAGGTTGAGCCTATGGTTCACAGCCCAGAAGTAAAGCCAGAAGTAGAAATGAATCTTTTCGCTCAAAGAAGAACTCAAACTACCCTGGATCGAGTATTGAACAATATGAGTAAATTTAATAAATAAACACGAAAATGGCAACAACTACATCAATTACTACTACTTATGCTGGTGAGTTTGCAGGGAAGTATATCTCTGCTGCTTTACTTAGCGGATCTACTCTTTCTAAAGAGTTGATCACTATCAAGCCCAATGTGAAGTACAAAGAGGTAATGAAGAAAGTGGCTACTGACGATATCGTCAAGAATGGCACTTGCGACTTTACTGCTACGTCTACTTTGACATTGACTGAAAGAGTTCTTCAACCAGAAGAATTTCAGGTTAACTTACAACTTTGTAAGAAGGATTTTGTGTCCGATTGGGAAGCAATTTCTATGGGGTATTCAGCTTATTCTGACCTACCTTCTAGTTTCTCTGATTTCTTACTTGCACACGTTTCTTCTAAAGTAGCTCAAAGAATCGAAACTAACATCTGGTCTGGTACTAACGCCACAGAAGGTCAGTTTGACGGATTCGAGACTACTCTAGGTGCTGACGGTGATGTTAATGACGTAACTGCTACAACTGTTACTTCTTCTAACGTAATTGCTCAAATCGGAGCTGTAGTAGATGCTATTCCTTCTACTGTTTACGGTGCTGAAGATTTGACTATCTATGCTGCTCCTAATGTATACAGAGCTTATGTAAGAGCTTTGGGTGGATTTGCTAGCAACGTAGGTGCTGCTGGTACAGATTCTAAAGGAACTCAGTGGTTCAACGGAGGTGCTTTAACTTTTGATGGCATCAACGTAGAGCTTGCAAGCGGAATGGGTAGCGACAAAATGGTAGCTGCTGAGAAATCAAACTTGTTCTTTGGAACTGGTCTATTGTCTGATTCTAACGAGGTCAAAGTTATCGATATGGCTGACATTGATGGAAGCCAGAACGTAAGAGTCGTTGTCAGATTTACTGCTGGAATCCAGCACGCTATTGGCGGAGACATCGTATTGTACGCATAAGAATAATTGTTTAATATAAGAGGGTAGGTGAGCCTTGAGCCTGCCTACCCTTTTTTAATACTATAAAAATATGGCTTGTGATTTAACCGGGGGAAGGAAAAAACCGTGTAAAGATGCTGTAGGTGGCGTAGTAAAAGTGCATTTTGTTGATTTTGGCGATCTAGGGACTGTAACGGTTGGATCAAATGATGAAATCACAGATATGAGTGGTACTTTTAGCTATAGCACTTATGATGTCAAGGGTAATTCTTCTCTGGAATCAAATATAAACAGCTCTATTGAGAATGGAACGACATTCTTTGAGCAAGTGACAAACCTTACTCTTCATAAGATGACTAAGGAAGACAACAAAGAGCTTAAACTTATGACTTACGGGAGACCTCACGTTTTCGTACAGACATTCGACAATAAAGTTCTATTGGTTGGAAGAGAACACGGAGCAGAAGTTACTGGAGGTACTGCTGTTACCGGGACAGCGATGGGAGACTTAAATGGATACACGTTGACTTTAACAGCCAACGAGACAACTCTACCTAATTTTGTAGATGGAGCAACTGATGCAGACCCCTTTGCGGGAATGTCTTCAGCTACTGCTACTGAAACTACTCAGAGAGATCCAGCATAGGTTTATACCTGGTGATAGAGAGGGGCCTATATGGCCCCTTTTTTTATATAAAACACTCAACCCTTTTTTTAGTTATATTAGTATGATAAGACTACTTCCGAGTACTGATGCTCAAACAATAAAAGTTTTGCCTAGGGTTAACACAGCTCAGACTGGGTTATCTCTTAAGATAACAGAAGATGGAACCAATAAGTCAGAGACTTTGACTGGTTTGTCTTCTACTGTCAATGGTAACTTTATTGATCTTAGCTGCACTTTCAGTATTCTATCAGATAACAGTATTTACAATTATGAGATATTCAATGGCTCAACCCTGCTTTTTAGGGACAAAGCTTATTGTACTGACTCATACTTGTCGAACTCAGTATACACCATAAATGACGGAAAGTATACGGAGAGTGATTCTGGTGATAGTGGTCAACAATATATAATGGTATGAAAAATGTAAAAGTAGTAAATCTTGCCGGGTATGAAGTACCTAAAATAGTCGAGAAAAGTAGAAATGCTTATGTCGAGTATGGTGAAGATAACAACTATTTTGGGGATTTAATCGAAAGGTATCTAGGTAGTCCAACAAACAGTAGGTGTATCAATGGTATTTCAGATATGATCTATGGTAGAGGGCTTGATGCTACTGATTCTAAGGAGAAACCTCAGATGTTTGCTCAAATGAAGAACATTTTGAATGCCAAAGACGTAAGAAAAATAGTAACAGACTACAAGATGCTTGGCCAAGCGGCCATTCAAGTGGTTTATAAGAATAGAAAGAAAGAAATAGCAGGCTTATATCACTTCCCAATGGAAACATTGCGTGCTGAGAAGGCCAAAAACGGTAAAATAGAAGCGTATTATTATCACAGCGACTGGAAAAACATTAAACCTAGTGACAAACCTAAGAGAATCCCTACTTATCGCAATGGCACGAGGTCTCAGAGGATTGAATTATATATCATTAAGCCTTACAAGGCTGGTTTTTATTATTACTCACCAGTAGATTACCAAGGATGTCTTCAATATGCTACTTTGGAGGAAGAAGTGAGTAATTATCACTTGTCAAACATACAAAATGGCCTTCAGCCAAGTATGTTGATCAATTTTAACAATGGAATACCTAATGAAGAGGTCCAAGAATTGATTGAGCGCAAGATTTACGATAAATTTAGCGGTACTAGCAACGCAGGACGGTTTATTTTGGCTTTTAATGATGGTTCAGAGAACCAATCTAACATAGACCCAATAAATCTTCCGGATGCACACGCTCAATACGAGTTTTTAGCAAAAGAAAGCCGAGAAAAGATAATGATAGGCCACGGAGTCGTTTCGCCTATCCTTTTAGGTATAAAAGATAACACTGGGTTCGGAAATAACGCTGAAGAGCTTAGAACAGCGTCTATTTTGATGGACAATATGGTTATTAGGCCATTTCAACAGATGTTACTAGACTCATTCAAAGAATTGCTGTTGTATAACAACATTTCTTTGGATTTATACTTTGTTACCCTACAACCAATCGAATTTACAGAACTAGACAACATAGCAACTAAGATTAAGAGAGAAGAAGAGACGGGAGAAAAGCTTTCTGCGGTAGAAGATGTCCAAGAAGAGGAAATCGTTCAGCAGGAGGCTTCTGAGAGCGTTTCTGAGCCTGTTGTCGAGGAAAAACCTACTGAAGAAGATGAGTAAGGCATTATTTATAACGATGACAGAGCTGAAGCGTAAATCTATCATAGATGGAGCTTTAGACACGGATAAACTGATTCAATTTGTTGAGGTGGCCCAAGATATTCACATACAGAACTTCTTAGGTACTAAGTTATACGAGAAATTACAAGGTTTGATCACTGGCGGCACT